CAGATCAACAAGCTTCACAGCATCCCACATTAGCTGTGTGTAGCTTTCGTAAGCATCATCAATCGCCGTACCATCTTCGGTATGACCTTCAGCACAGCGATCCCTAAGCTGGTACGTGCCATCATCGTTCTCGCGACATATGGCGTATGTAGTGCCTCTAACGCCTGTGGCTTCGGCTACAATATCCCAAGTATTATTGTGCTTCATGATGCTCAACATGAAGTGGCTCGCCTGGTGCATCACACTTTGGACAATTGAGTTCACCAAACCAAATATGTCCACACTCAATACAGCATCGTCTTTCAAGTTTTATTACTTTTGTCATTTTTCAAACCATAATTATCTTTCGCCCACCCACTTCCTTTCAACGTAAAGTTGGTGGCACAAATTACTCTTTTCATTTCAGTGGACGTGCCACGATCTAAAGCACAGGTGTCGGTGATGCTGGTGGAGTCACAACAGTTTCTGATTGAACAGTGTTTGACGCCATGGCTACCACAAGCTGTTTGATCAGGTCTTTCAACTCACTGTCGTCGGTCTTCTTGTTTGAAAGCGCGGAAACCAACTCATCTGGAATCGGACTTGTTTGTACGTTCACAGTCGTCGTCACCGGAACACCGTTTCGATAAAGAAGGTCTTCCTGGTTTTCAAGGTCAACAAACTTCACGATGAAAAATACACGTTCAATCTGTTCTGCATCGAAATCGATTTTAACGTCGTAATCGATAACAGCCCATTCACCATTTGGTTGAGAGTGGTTGATTGTTTTCAACATGCCTTTGATGCTGTTTCGAACAATGTTTGCCCACCCTTCTGCGGTTACCTTGCCTTGAAGCGAATGAAGGTTCCATGCTGAATCGCCAAGACGAGTTCTGAAGCTACTGCATGACTTTGCTTTCTTGTTTGAGATTTTGAATGACGTTGCGACTTCATTCAGAATGTTCAACAGAGACGATGTTTGGTTGATAAATACTTTCTTCTGTCCGATCCCTTTTTCTTCTTTTCGTCCAAGAAAAGGGTTTCGGGCTTTTTCTGCTTCGTCAAAAAGACTCATTACTATGCTCCTGATCTACTTACGTGATCGGTTTTTTGATTTTGAAATTACTCTCAGATTTTTCTTTCGATTATCGGTTGGATTGCCATTTTTGTGATCAACATCTTTGCCGTCACCTTTTTTGGCTTTGCCAACCATTTCCATGATACGTCGCGCTGCATTTCTTCCAGCGCGACGTTTTTTTTGTTCAGGCTTGCTGTGATATTCACGGTACTCTTTTTTGTAGTCTCTCGCCAAAACAACCTCTTTGATTACTATTCAGCAGTTGTATCTTCGCTTAAAGCCGTCACAACATCAGTCAGTTTACTATCATCGACTAACATATCAATCTGTTCTTCCAACAGGTTTAACGTACTATCTTGTTCGATCTGCTCAGTCATATCTACAACCTTGAGATCCTCTGCTGGAGCATCTTGTATGCCGTCGTGCTCATACGCGCTGTTGGTATACTCATC